TAAGCTCTACACAGAGGCAAAACGTGTTGGTGCAAAAATCAGTAATACAGCGATCACAACCGCAAATATCCTTTCTGATTTTGACGCAAATATCGAAGCAATGGAAGAAGCAGGAGTACCTTTAGAACGTGTTATCATGTACTGTACACCTGCATTTAAAACTAAACTGAAAAACGCAGAAGGCATCCAGCGTACCTTGGAGGTATCTGGTAGCGCGAAGAATATTGATCGTCGTGTACGCTCATTGGATGATATCAGCACTATTAAGACTGCGCCGGCAAGCCGCTTAAAGACTGCTTTTGACTTCACAGAAGGCTTCCAGGTAGCAAGTGCAGGAAAACAAATCAATTACATCATGATTGACCCTGAGGCACAGGTATCCCGCGTCAAATACTCTTATATCAAGGCATTTACACCAGGTCATGACAGCCGCACTGCGGACAAATACCTTTATCAGAACAGACGTTTCAACGGAACATTCGCATTGCTGGATGATCTGCTGGAACAGGGATGTATCATCAATGCAGAAGCGGAGGGATAAGCATGAAAGCATTAAAAGACAATAAAGAGTACACCATTGCCGAAGAGCAGAAGCATGCATACCTTGAAGAAGGATACGATATCTATGGGGAGGATGGAAAACTGCTGGAATACTCTCCAAAGAAGAAAATCGCATATAGTGAATATGCTGCTTTGGAAAAAGAAAATCAACAGTTAAAGAAAAGAATCAAGGAGTATGAAAAGGAACAAAAGAAAGCAGGTGAATAGCATGTATGCAACACCTGAATACTACACCGCTGATTACAGCGGTAACCTCATATCACAAGATGAGCTACCCAAGGCCTTAAAAGATGCGGAGTACAGCATCGACCACCTCTGCTTTGGACGCATCAAGGGCAAAGGGTATGATAATCTATCACCCTATCAGCAAGAGCTCATAAGCCGTGCTGTCTGCCTACAGGCTGATTATATCAAGCAGTATGGTCCGTATATCAATAGTCCGCTAAAAGGCTATAACGCAGGCAGCACAAAAGTCGAGATGGCCAACGTAACCTACGGCGGTATCAGCACTACGCAAGAGATAATCAACCTCTTAGAGGATACAGGGCTCAGATGCCTGGTGTTGTAATTGCGAGCCCTTTCCCTTTTCCCTCCCACGAGGCTACGACACACGTTGTCATATATCAGGAGCAGGACACAGAGGACCAGGGGCCCATCGAGACTGTTATCTATGATGGATTGGCGATCTACGACGAAAAGTCAAAGATTGTATACGGTAAAGACAGTAAGCAGATATCCCTCAGTGGTATGCTTATCATACATGGCGATGTACAAGCCTTGGAGGGCAAGATAGCTTTCCAGGGCTTTGTACAGATTGGTGCGGAGCGCAAGCAGATATACGCTGTGCGAAAGCCAAAACTGCTAGGCGTTATCTACAGTACGGAGATTGATCTATTATGAATGTTAAAAGCGTAAAGGTGAATATCAACCATAGGGCTATAGCACAGCTGAATAAGGCCAAAGAACGCGCTTTAGAGCTGACTGCGGAGTCTATGCGCTCGGATATTGTGAGCCGCGCTGTTGTACCAAAAGATATTGGAGACTTGGAGCGGAGCGGGTTTGTTGATAAAGGACACATAAGTACAAAGCTAGTTGCAGCAATTGTCTTTGATACACCTTATGCACGCAGGTTGTATTATAATCTACCGTTTGTTGATAAAAACGGTAAAGAGCATCAGCCTGTTACCTTCCAGCGGACAAAAAATCACGATGCGCAGGACCATTGGATGGATTACTATTTTGATGGAGATGGATTACAGTGGGTACAAAAAACATTTGCTGAGTTTTTAAAGCAAGAAAGTGGAGGGCTTATCACATGATGACCTTAAAAGACGTCAAGGACTGGCTCAAATCACAGGTCTCAGCGGATGCCTGGAAGATAGGTACTTATGACGTATCTAAGGAAAAAACGGTCTGTGTGCGCAATCTAACGAGCAACCGCAGCATGTTAGCTATAGGCGGCCTACAAAGCACCACAACAGCCGTTAAAGGTATATCTATCGTAGTGCATTGGAATAAAAACCCGGATGAAACTGAGCGTGTAGCACAAAGCATGCATGCTCTTTTTTACGGACAGCAGCCGAAAATTGGTGATTACCGAGTTATTAAATGTGATATGAGGAGCGACGAGCCGATTTCCGTTGGAACGGACGGAGAGGGCATCTATGAATATGTAATTGAAACATGGCTCACATACGAGCGAAAGGAGTAATTTATGGCGAAAGTAACGACCGGTGTCTATCCGGTATTTGACATTGTTTTTAGTATTGGGACGAAAGGACTTGCGAGCTCAGAAGATGATATGGCATCCATTAAGGATATGGAGTCATTCTCCCTATCCATTGAAAGCAATGTGGAAAAATGGAGCCCGATGGACCAGGGAGGATGGGGCAGAGCCCTGGCAACTGCCAAAGCAGTTACTGTATCCCTGAAAGGTAAAAGAAGCGTAGGAGATAAGGGGAACGATTATGTTTATACTGTACTGTGGAAGGACGGTCTTGATTGTAGCACTAAGTATTCTATTGAATTCCCGGATGGCTCTAGCATCACTGGTAATTGTGTGCTGGATGTTAAAGCTGCACCAGGCGGCGATAGCACAAATGTCGCTGCGTTGGAACTTGATATCATATTCGATGGAAAACCGACTTTTGTGCCGGCGCCAGCAACACCAGAAGGAGGCGCTTAAGATGGGACGTAGATATGATGTTGTAGACCGCCTCAGAAATCGCAACGAGAGGCCTGTAGTTGAAATCGACGCAGAGCACAAGTATCCTATAAACACGTCTAAAACAAACGTGCTGCTGATTATGTCCGAGGTCAAGAAAGCCCAGAAAAAGACGGAAGACGACCTTGAATCTGACATTAAAATGATTGATAAGATCATACAGATTGCACTCGGCAAGGAAGCTCTGGATTACATCAACGAGAGCAATATGACGATGGCAGCTACAAA